CAGGACAGTGACTCGGACGGCAGCGATCAGTCGGATTAAGGCCCCGATGACTACGGCGACGAAGATGGCACGGCTCCAAAGGCCAGGAAAGTGAAACCACCCAAACCTGTAGCCTGGAAGCCGCCCCGCCTCATACCGTAGTATGAGAAAGACGCTGCACGCGACGCAACCCAAAAGCCCGCCGCGGACGGTGCCCAACAACAACCTGCTGACATGCCCCACAACGAACAGGTGGAGGGCATGACCACACTACAGCTCGTCAAGCACGTTACGGCGCGCATCCGTGCGACGCTGTCGGGCTTCGAAGTGGACAACGAGGGAGGGACGACTGATTTTCTAGAGCTCTAGAGGAGAGGCGTGTCAGACGTGCTTAGTTCCCTAGACGAAACTGCCACTTATCTTTTTACTTTCCAACAACTGACGGCAGCCAATGATGTCGACCCCCTATCTAGGGTCCACCTTTTGAGCATGCTGTGGTCCGCACTCCTCAAGCTCAAGTTTATGCTAAGTTAGACTTTCATCGTCGAACACTACCGGCTAGATGACAACGATTACGACCGGGTGTACAACTTGCAGACCGCACCTATAGCGGTGTATGGACCTTTTACTAGTGTGCACCATTAACGCAACGTGCTGAGAGCGTCTGGGTTCACGGCGGGAGAAGTGCTGGCGCGATTCCACGCCCTCCTGGATGATTTCGACCACAATGACGAGGAGATATGCCATCGAGACTTCAGCACCCAGCAAGTATGGATGTTTGATTGTCACTATTACTTCAACTAGATGAGCATGCAAGCACTCTCCACATTATTTCTCGATTCCGCAGAGATACTGCTGTACACCACGGGAGGCAACTTCCATCCGGTACCAGGTTACTACATGCTCCCAAATGGAGAGGGCAATTTTACAGTGTGGACATCCCCCGATAAACAGGGGCTACACGTGAAGATGAATACTATGGGCAGTGGTACGTCATACGACCACCCGATGGTCACGTGGATGAACCCAGTAGAGGAATGCCCGTCCGGGTGGTATGCGTGGTTTAGAGACATATGCCCCCTCCACACTAGCCACCAAAAGATATTCACCCACACATGGACTGAATAGAATCTGAGTCGAAGGAACAACTGCTCGGTCCAGATACAGTGGTTAAAACAACACCTGGAAAAAGCAATGTTGGCCACCACCGTCTAAACCAAGACCATCCCCCTAGCCTACGACCGCATATCCAAATTCCATGACGACGGAGCCATGACAAAATTCATGAAGAGGCTAACCGTCATCATCAGGTCAGGAGAGTACCCCGAGGGTTTCCAACCCATGTTAGACTACCGCAACAAGGACCTACTCAAGTTCCCCAGAATGTTGGTTGAGCAGTTGACCCATACTCGGAGACAGCACTTCACGATGGTCAGAACAGCGTAGGCAGTGTCTTCGGCGGTGCTGGGCACCATGGCACTCACAGCAGCACAGAACTCCGTGATGTATATAGGGCACGCCGTAAATCCTATAGGATGGATATCACACGTAGCCCACGGCATGGTTTCCCGCATCCAAGTGCCCGGCGTGTCCAAGATGTTTGCCCAGGTCCACAAATTTATGCATGAAAGGCTTTCAAGCAACACTTACGGCGACTCAGAGTCTCCGGGACAGTTCGACCCGTCGCCGACGTTCCCATCCAAACTAGTGGTAACCATCGGAGCGATGGTTGGAGTAGCTGCCTATACTTACAGTTACAGGGACTACCACAAGCCGCGTAAAGTCAGGCTCAACTACGAGTCTCACCCGGCCCACGGACACTTCATCCTTCACGGGAAAGAGAGACAAGAGAGGGACCCGGGTAGATTCTACTTCGACGATGAGACAGTTGCAGTTAGTCAGACACTCACGGCCAAGATCCACTACAAGAAGACTTGCCTGGACTCGTACAGGGAATTGGAGGATTACTACGTCGTCAAGCGGCTAAAACCAGTGGAAGCAACTAATCCCCTGGTTGACGTCGATGGCAGCGTAATGCGAGCCTTTAGAGACATGGAGGAGTACATACAGTACCACCCTCTCCAGAGAGTGACCCGCAAGGGCGGCAGGATTCTAGTCTCTGACCTGACCCTAGACAATCTTACAGTACCATACACAGGCTGGGAGGTGGTCACGGGCCGTAATGAACATCCCATAGAGTGGTACCATGGATCTATGGAAAACCAACACGCAGCACTCAAGAGGCACTTCGCTCCAGTGGGGTCTCCCTAAGACCTAGTGGAATTTACCCAGTACGTCCAGAGGCTAATGGACGACAGGTTGTCATTTATCCCCGTACTTGAGCCGGAGCCATTCTACGAATACCCTGTTAAGTTCCAACCCTCCAAACAGCAAATTTATCAATCAAAAATCCAGGAGGCATTGTCAAAAGACATACTTGAACTCGGGCCATTCAAGTCAATGGTCAAATCCGGGGAAGTTTATATGACAACCCAGGGCAACCCGGATTACCCATATTGCGATGACTCGTCCAGGCCACGAGGCGTTATGATGCCCTAAGGGATAGGTTATGTGATACGAGCGGCCGTGCAGGCCCAGCTATGGCCCACTATCAAAGCGGCATTCCCCGAGTTCGTGCAGGCCATGACCTCAGAGTAGATAGCGCACTTAGTCGGGCTGAGTCGCAAAGGCTGGACTTGCGTCGATGGGTCATCCTTTGAC